CGATATGGTCGGGACGGTCACGGAGTACGCCGTTGATCTCTCGACTGATGGTGCTGCCTGGCAGACGGTGGCTAACGGCAAATTCGATGGAAAGACAACCACGGAATACCAGCGCGACATCCGCATTGACCTGCCAGCGGCCACTACCGGCTGGGCTGTGCGGGTGCGTCGCATCACGCCTGATTCCGTGGGTAACTCAAAACTGATAAACGCCTTCAAGGTGTTCTCGTTCGCTGAGGTGATCGACAGCAAGTTACGCTATCCCAATACAGCGCTGCTGTATATCGAGGTGGATGCCAGCCAGTTTACCAGTGGGGCCCCAAAGGTGACCTGCAGGCCGAAGGGCAAACTGGTACGTGTCCCGGACTCCTACGACCCGGTTACGCGCACCTACAGCGGCACCTGGTCCGGTGGCTTCAAAATGGCCTACACCAACAACCCGGCCTGGGTATTTTACGATCTGGTGCTGGATGAGATTTACGGCATGGGGACCCGCATCGATGCTGCCATGATCGATAAGTGGGAGCTGTACGCGATTGCGCAGTACTGCGATCAGAAGGTGTCGAACGGGGCGGGTGGTACCGAGCCGCGCTTCACCTGCAACGTCTACATCCAGAGCCAGCAGGACGCCTACACCGTCCTCAGCGATCTGGCGGCGATATTCCGGGGGATCACCTTCTGGGGCAACGACCAGATTTACGTGCGCGCGGATGTGCCGCAGGATGAGGTTGATTTTACCTACCATGCCTCAAACGTGATCGACGGGTTGTTTACCTACGGCGGCGGCAGCTACAAAAACCGCTACTCGTCTGCCCTGGTGTCCTGGTCTGACCCGCAGAACCATTACAGCGATACTGTAGAGAGTGTCTACGATTCCGACCTGGTGAAGCGGTACAAGGTCAACCAGATGTCGATGACGGCGATTGGCTGCACATCCCAGAGTGAGGCGCACCGCCGGGGCCGCTGGGCGCTGCTGTCTAATGCGCGCGACGGAACGGTGTCATTTGGCGTGGGGCTGGACGGTTATATTCCCCTGCCTGCAGAAATTATCGGTATCGCGGATCCGTTCCGTGCCGGCAGGCAAAACGGCGGGCGTATCCGGGCGGTGAGCGGGCGTAATGTCACGCTTGATCGCCCTGCTGACTACGCCGCCGGCGACCGCCTGGTGGTCAACCTGCCGGACGGCAAGGCGCAGACGCGGACAATCGCATCCATCAGCGCGGACAAACAGACGGTGACGGTCACCACCCCCTTCAGGCTGCTGCCTGAGTCCGGTGCAGTGTGGGCCATCGACAGCGACAACCTGGCTATCCAGTATTTTCGTGTGACATCCATCCGGGCGAACGACGACAGCAACGGTGGTTTCACGATCACCGCAGTTCAGCATGACCCGAATAAATACCGCTATATCGATGACGGTGTGCGCATTACCCCAGCGCCGGTCACCGTCACGCCGGTAAGCGTTCTTCCGGCACCGAAAAACATCACCCTCACCGAAACCGACCACATAGAGCAGGGACTTACCGTTGCCACCATGAATGCTTCCTGGGATCGGGTGGATGGTGCTATCCGGTACCAGGCGCAATGGCGCAAGGATAATGGCGACTGGATAAACGTTCCGGTGAGCAGCGCCCAGGGATTTACGGTGCAGGGGATTTACACCGGGAGTTATGACGTGCGGGTGCGAGCGCTGAACGCTCAGGATTCAAGCTCGCCGTGGGGTTATGCTGACACCACCTATCTTACGGGCAAAAACGGCAGGCCTGGAACGCCGCAGGCACTGGTCGCCACGGATGATGTCGTCTGGGCTATCGATATTACCTGGGCTTTCCCGGATGGCTCAGGTGATACGGCATACACCGAGATTCAGCGCGCCACCACTGAAGACAAGGCTAACCCGCAATTACTGGCTCTGGTGCCGTTTCCGGCCACGCATTACCAGCATGGCCCTATGCGGGCGGGCGTCAGTCAGTGGTACCGCGCCCGTCTGGTGGATCGTATCGGCAACACCGGCGACTGGACGGAGTGGTCGGCAGGGCAGTCCAGTTCTAACGCCGGTGATTATCTCGACATGATCGGCGACACGCTTGAACAGACCGAGGGCTATAAAAACCTCGTGTCGGACATTGCCGATCTGGGTGAAGATATCCAGTCGGCGCGCGACGACATCACCGCAGTTACGACAGAGTCGGCGGCGACCAAAGCGGGCCTGGCGCAGGAGGTCACGGACCGTAAAAAAGCCATCTCCGATCAGGCTGTGGCTCAGGGCCAGGCGCTGCTGACCGAGAAAAATGAACGCGTCGCGGATATCAGCAACGTTAACCAGACGATCCAGACTACTTCCGACTCGCTGGCGCAGCAGATCGCGCAGATTTCGGCAGGCACCGGCTCCCAGTTCGACCCGGCGAAAATATGGTACTTCGATTCGACGGTAGAAGGCTGGTCCGGGAACGGGACCCCGACGATTGTTGACGGGTGGATCCGCCCGGCGAACCATGCCACCGATCCGTGGGTGCAGTCTCCCGGTTCACTGGGTGTTAACTCTTCGTCCTATCGCTTCGTTAAATTGCGTATCAGGAAGTTCGGGGCACCTGGCTGGGCTGGGCAGCTGCGGTGGCGGGGTACCGGTGGCTTCAACGACACCAATATGGTCACCGTCGCCGAGCCTGCTTATGACGCGAACGGGATCGCCACGCTGGAGTTCGACAATATCCCCTGGCTGACTGAAGCCACGATGAATCAGTTCAGGCTGGATCTGTCCACCAGGCAGGATGCGACGAATTATTTCCTGATTGACTGGGTGGCGCTCGGACGGCCTACGCCCGGCGCGGGTATGGCGGCGCTGCACCAGGAAACGACAGCCCGTGTCCAGGGCGACCAGGCGGAAGCCACAGCGCGAGAAACGTTAGCGACGCAGATCCGGGGAGGTTATACCGGTGATGACCCGTCAAAGCTGGCCTCGGGCTTGCTCTTCACCGAACGCCAGGCGCGCATCACAGCGCAGGAAGCGGAGGTGACAGCCAGGACGGCGCTGGAAGCGACCGTTAACGCCAATAAAGCCAGCGTGACGCAGGAACTGGCAACGCTGACGACTGAGCAGGAGGCGCAGGCCACCACGTTGTCAGGCCTGCAGACCACCGTCGGGAAAAATACCGGCGATATCACGCGCATCGATAAAGCCGTCGCTGATAACAACAAGGCTCAGACTACCGCGCTGGCTGCGGTTAAGGCGACAACTGACAAGAACACGGCTGACATCAGCACGGAAACCACGGCCCGTACGGATGGTGACTCTGCGCTGGGGCGTCGTATCGACAGCCTGAAAGTGGATGTGGACGGTAACACGGCCAGCCGCGACGCCGGTATCGTCGGCAACGTCACCAATGCTCTCGCCAACTTCTTTGCGTTTTCGGATCAGCGCGTCACGTTTGCCGTTGGCGAAACGAAAACGATGGCCGAGATCACCGAGACCCGGAAGACCGCCGCGGATGCCACAAGTGCTGTAGCCGAACAGGTCACGACGCTTAAGGCCAAGGTTGAGCAAAACGGCCAGACCAACGCCGCCGCCATCACCCGCATTGATAAAGCTGTTACGGATCTGGAGAGTGCTACAGCAACCAGCATTCAGCAGGTGACGGCTGCAATCGGCGATACCAATGCCAGTGTGCAGACGACCAGCGAGGCTGTTGCTGACATCAACGGCAAGCTCTCGGCCCAGTGGGGCGTTAAAGTCCAGGTGGAGGCGAACGGTGTTAAACGCATCGCGGGTATCCAGCTGGGCATTGACGGCACAGGGGCCTCAAACTTCCTGATTTCTGCTGATACGTTCGCGGTTTATAACCCGACGACGAACGGGCAGGAGCTGGTTTTTGCTTCGACCGGCGGCCAGATGTTCATGCGTTCGGTATTCATCCAGGACGGTTCTATCGACAACGGCAAGATCGGGAATTACATCCAGTCCAGCAACTGGGACGGGACCGGCAATGTCGGCTGGCATATCAATAAATCCGGGTATGCCACGTTCAACGGCGTGACCGTTCGCGGGACGATCTATGCTACTGACGGGAGCTTTAAAGGCAGGGTTGAAGCGACCAGTGGGAGCTTTAAGGGAACGGTTGAAGCGACAAACTTCATTGGTGATGTGGCTAACGTTGGTGTGTCTTCAGATACTTACGTTTCAGGCGGAGGTGTGGCAACCAATACCATAACTTTCACTGACTCCTCCTCATCATCACTGAATAAGTCAGCTCTGCTTGAGGCGATGATTACAGCGTCATCTATTCAAGGGGAAGGCCTGGTAAACATCACCCTCAACATTAACGGCGATGTCCGTGACTTAGGCTCCGTCTACATTCCTGCGGGAACCGGTGGGCTTCGGATAACCGTACGTCATGCTGTTCGAAACATTACGGCAAACGTGATTACAGGGACGATTACGGTTACTGGTACCGGGACGGCTAGTAAGCGTATTGCCGCTCCGACACTGACCATTACGCGCGGTACCGGCTCCTTCTCCTAACCCTCTATCCTCAGACTAACAAACCCAGCTCCGGCTGGGTTTTTCATTTTAAGGACATCACGAATGGCCACACTTGATGACGATTTGGCGAAAGCCGTCACAGAAGGGTTTCGCCTGGCGCAAAGCAGTATCATCAACCAGGACCTGATTTTGTCGGGTACCGGTGACGTCACCGTAACCCTGGCAGACGGCTCGAAAAAGACGGGTCCCAGCTGGACGAAGCTGATCGCCCAGGCGGGTGCGGCAGGAGCCAGCGCCGCTGCAGCGGCAGCATCAGAGAAAAACGCAAAGACCTCAGAGACGAACGCGAACTCGTCTAAGACTGCTGCGGCAAGCAGCGCTTCAGCAGCCAAGACCAGCGAAACGAATGCCAAAACCTCAGAGACGAACGCGAAAACGTCTGAGACGAATTCCAAAGCGTCGGAGACCAATGCTGCTAATAGCGCCAGCAGCGCCGCCGCATCACTGGCCGCCGCGCAGCTGCTGACCTCTGTACCCTATGAGGAGGCCCCGTTCCCTGATGTCTGGTTACCGCTGAATGATGACCTCCGACTGCTGGCGGGTTCCGCGCCTTATGACCGGCTGACGATATCAGGGCAGGTACTGGAGCTTCCAACAAAGTCAGCGACGTTTACCCGGTCAACCACGGCGACGTATATCGATAAGTCAGGGATACTGCAGACGGCAGCTATTAACGAGCCGCGCTTCGAGAAAGAGGGTTTACTGATAGAGGGGCAGGGAACTAATCTGGTCTCAAATTCTCAATCAACGTCTGCCTGGAGAGTGGCTAATTCTACCGTTACGCAAGCTGCTGTTATATCGCCTGATGGAACCGCTACTGGCGTAACGAAACTTGCTTCAGCAGGGGGCGCGAACACACAAACAGGAGCAGCAATCTCAGTACCCATTTCTGGATTATCAGCAGGTGGATATTGTTCATTTTCTGTGTTTGCAAAAGCTGACTCTCATAATCTAATCCAGCTTCGCTGGTTGGGCGGTACGACAGGTGTAAGTAATAGATATTTAAACGTTGATTTATCAACTGGTGAGATAGGGGCCAACAACCTTTTTTATGCCAAAGCTATTTCCATGGCTAATGGTTGGTGGAGAATTATGGCTGTGACCAGTATTGATGGTGATTTAACTGGCAATACATCAGCCGATCCCGGAGTAGAATTAATTGGCTCATTAACTGATGGGAGGCGCCCGGCAGTTTCTCTTGCTACAGGCGTCGGAGTTTATCTATATGGCCCACAACTCGAATCAGGATTAAGTTCATCATATATTCCAACATCTGGAACGGTAACGACGAGAGCCAATGAAACAGGTGCGCTGCAGGCTGCTGGGAATTGCGGATATAATTTGACTGGTGATCTATTTGAACGCACGGTTGCATTTGAGCTATCGGTGAATGTATTTTCCGCACCGGCAACGGGATATCATAGTGCGATTGCTGTTGCTGGAGCAGGCAACGATATTATTACGCGCATGCGAACAGATAGCCTCGATTCATTGCGTAGTGCTAATGGTCTTTCACCAGTGATAGGTGTTACTTATCCGTTCAGCAAAAAACTATGGATTCAAACTATAGATATCAGCAATAAAGTGACGGCCTATTTTGATGGAAAGACAGGAGTCAGAACAGCAGCGCCGGCTAACCCAGCGAATGCCGGGCTATCGATTTCTTTTGCCTCCAACCCTAATGTTGTTTACCACATCCGCAATTTCCGCATCTGGCATCGCGCCTTAACACTCAACCAAATCAAAGGACTCCGCTGATGAGAGACTTATATCTGCGTTTTAATGACGCCGACGAAATGCGCATGCAGCTAATCGCGGCGGGGTTTATGGAAGATGAGGGACAGGGTGGTTTATTTCACCCGGATATCAGCCTGGATATCGTCGGGGTTATCACTGTTCCTGCTGAAGTTATCAATGCCGGTGAAGAAAACGAAGTTATCAAGTACACCACCGAACCCGGCTATCACGTCAATTTGCGGGTCATGAATGACTCGCTCGATTTATCCGGGCTGAACGATTTTGTGGTTAAACCGAAAACACCGGCTCGCGTCTGGGCGTAAGGAATTAAGTTATGGCAAACAGAATAGATACGGCTGAATTAAGCAGGGCCATTGCTGCCTGGACATCCACCATCAATGACGCGTCTCTGCCGGGGGCCGGGAGTACGGTTTATGGCGGATACATAAAGTCACAGTACACCGTAAATGGTGTTGAGAAGATATCCGCCCAACTCCAGATCGTGAAACGCATCGAATGGA